AGGCTCTTCAATGCTCCTATCAACATGACTTTCACTTGCTACGTTAATCACATAATCAATTTGACCAAACGCATGGGATGTTACTGGAGAAATTGGAGCAGTAAGGTCTGTCTTAATTACTTTAATACGTTTGTAAGCATCGGGGAAGTCGTCACATGCAACATTAATTCTATCTGTTAAACCTTTATGTGTAAATGTTGTTGGACAAACTATAAACCAATCTGTATTCACCAGCAAGTGTCTAAGCACATGGCTTCCAACAAAACCACTTGCACCTGTTAAAAGAACTCTTTTACTCATTATTTTTTCCATTTCTATTAAATTAAATTAAAATTTATAAGATATTCTTTAATATCTTCTGTCATCTCAGGTTTAGATTTTACCATATTTTCAGCATCCTTGTCAACTTTAGGACGAGACTTGTATGTATGAATTTCTACTTCCTGAATCTTTTCTCTTCTTGTGTGGCTTATTGCATTATAAACAGATCCACACATTGCATCTGCAAGGTCCTTAGATTTCTTTCTTGGGTGGTCTACCCTATTATTATTCATAATTCTAAGTTCCTGCATTTCTTCAAGTAATAAATCTATTAGAGGTAAAACTATTCTTTCTTCATAAATAAGCATGGACAAATCTTCATAATGTTTTTTAGCTACCGATAAAGTTTCTGTTTTTATTCCTACACTAGTTAGGTCTCTTTGAATATCAAAAGAGTTCCAACGGTCAAAAGTTACCAAGCCAAGATTAAATCCAAGCCTTCTTAAATTAATAATCCAGTTTTTTACTTCTGATAAATCTACTGGACCTTCTTTTCTAGGCTCCCAATAAACAATAGCATCAACTACAATGAATGGAACCACTTGTTCGTATCCATTAAACGATTGTAGGCTTACCCATTTATCAACATGACAGATAGATACTGCACACTTGTCATGTTTTTGTGCCAAGTCAGCATGGACGTAGTAAGTTACTTCAGGATCTGGTTGAAATGATTCTTCTATTCTTTTGCCAACATCAATAGGATTATGCTTTTTAAATGCCATTCCAAGCTTTTCTCTATTTTTAAAAAAGGCATCAGAGGATGTGGTTGGCATACAGGCAAAACGCATTAGTGCATCTGGCATATCTGTAAAGAAAGCTAATTTAAAATCTTCAATTTTTCTTGTAGGGTTAATCTCCCAAGTTGGTCTTTTAAGTGCAAATACTCCAGGAAGTTTGTACGAGTTTATGTGGTCTTCGTCCCACTCTACAGTAAACTTATTTTGTGGATCATCTTCTGATAGGACTGGGTTTAAGATAAACTCATGAGATCTTACAATAGTTTCTTTTTCTGCAATAACATCTTCGTACCTTGTGGAAATAAAGTCACCTTTAAAACGAGGGAATGAAAGAAGAACTACCTTGCCAAAGTCTGGGAAGCGAGAGTCAACAGATCCACGGAATGCTTTATAGATATTATCAGCAGTCTTAGCATGATCATTTCCACTTGCAGATTCCATTGCAAATCCAGAAATCTCATCAAGAATTGCAAGCATCAAGTTTAGACCTTCAGCAGACTCTCTTTCTGAGTGACCAGAGTATACGGTAATAGCCTTGTCAAATTCAATACTATCAATCTTTGGTGGAGAGAATTTTCCTGCAAACCAGGGAGAGCCTTCTATCTTACTTCTAAATCCTTTAAAGAAAACGTTTTTTGCTTGTTGAGCATTGATAGCAACATTCATAATATCAATAGCATCGTTAGATGGCTTACCAAAATATCTTGAAGGATCTTTTAAACATAACAGTTTATAAACTAAATAAGAACATCCTACAGTAGAGGTATAATCTTTTCCACTACCTTTTCCAAGCTGCATAATAATTTCACTCTTAGTATATTTTTTATAGTGTTCTTTACCAGCTTCTTCACCCATATATCTAATAATATCTTTTTCTTGATAGATTTGGCTCATACATTCAACAAGAGTATATTGATACTCTGACAAGTCTGGTTGATTTAAATACTTTTCACCTGTAACAAATGTTACAACGTCAACGGGGGTTTCTGAAAACGGTGACTCATCAAGAGCCTCCATAAATTCACTAATATCAATTGTCAATTACAACTACCCCACCCTCATTAACTTGAGAAAGTTTTGTTAAAACTTTTGGTCTACAAGATTCACAGGATGAAGTAACTTCTTTAAGAATACTTATAAGTATTTCTTGTTTTCTTTCTGTTTCTAAAAGTTCATCAGCAAGTTCTTGATTATCAAGTAGTCCTGCTTTTTGCAACATCTCAAGTCTTTTACTTTCGATATCAGCAATAAGTTTAATAGATGTAGTTTTTGCTGTTAAGTTTGCAGTAGTGTCTGCAGAGTCAATAACTTCATATGCTTTTTTAATTAAAGATGAAAAATGTTGGTCTGCACCAGCAAGTGCCTCTTTTGCACGAGCATGAATTGCCTGGTTGTTAGCAGCCATCACTCTCCAGTCAGTAAGAAGTTCAGTAACTTTTACTCTTGGAATGTCAAGTATTTTTGAAATCTCTGAGGCATCAGATCCTTTCAGGTACTCTGAAGCAACCTTGTTAACAAGGTCTAAATGATTAACTAACGCTGCTTCGCTTGACACGCTTACCTCTCTTCTTTACTGCCTTTACTCTGTCAGGATAAAAAGACCTTGTTGGTCCAGATATGTCCTTAAACATTTGAAAGCAGTCTATCCATTCTACACCATTTGCAGGATTTTTTACAAGACTTTTGAACTTAAAGGTAGCACCATATTCTCCAGCAATCTTTATAAGGTCGCCTTCGCTTATTTCGTGACCACTTTCAGTTACCATCAAAGATTTTCTTTCAAACTTGTCATTAAATATAGTTTTCTTTTTAGCCACGCTTTTTAGCCTTCTTTAGTAATAGATACCCAATTAAATCATCTTCATCATTGTCACCTGCGTATAGCTTTTTGTTTTTAATTCTATTTAACTTATCATCAATACGAACATTTAACTGCTCCATATCATCTGCATTGCTAAAGATTCGAATAGGATTAAGAGCAGAGTTTCCATATGCCACATTTTTTTCTAACAACATTTCTGTAATTTCTAAACAGGCAGCAAGAATACTATACCCAGCTGGGGCAGTCTTAGAAAGCTCAAGAATCTTTTTAATCTTATCTTCATTCTTATTTACAAAGAATGCTTCTGACGGGTATTCAGCCATTATTTTCTCCTGCTTTTTCTTAATCCAAATTTTCCAAGGTATACATACACAGTTTCAACAGAGACACCACATTCTTTTGCAATGTCTTCTGGAGATTTTTTATCTAGCAAGAATCTTTTTCTTAGCCAATTTTCATTAGTGTACATTTTCATAGTATCATTATATCCTTTATAAGTCAAGCTTAGTTATTTTATTCCAGTTGTTTGTTGCATACCATCCAATAGCAATTGCATCTGCAACATCGTTGTCGCTCACATCAGTCATAAATTCTATATTAACAAGTCTAATAGTTCTATTCTTTCTAAATTCTCTTTCCTTGCCCTTGTACCAAGATTCTGACATTCCAGGAGTTTGCTTTCTTAATTCAAACTTTTCTTCTTTTGTTAAAACTTTATTGCCAATCCAGTTTTGCCAAGCAACTGGTACGCAAGGGTATACATCTTTTACACCATTAATGTATGCTGCACTAACGATAGCACCTTGTGCAAGGGCTAACTGCATTGATGTTTTTGGAGAGTTTGCAAAGATAGTATTTTCAATTACAACTACCTCAACATTAAAATCTTTAAACAGTGGAGTAAGCTTTTTACAAGCATCTCCAGCTTTTTTATAATGATCATTTCCAGCAAAATTAACTTTTCCAAACTTTACCAACTCACTGTTTTCGAATATTGCAAAGGCAGCAGAAGTAGAAGAAGCATCTATTGAAATAAATCTTTTTGGTTTCCCAATATCTTTCCAGCTAGTCTTGCTCATAATCAAAAAATCCTTTTATATCTTTTAAAGTTTGATCAAGTTTTCTCTTACTCATCATACAGCTATTACAAAATCCAATGTCATTATAAATACTAATTTCTAAACCACATCCACCAGCACATTTTCTTGACTTAGCAGCACGAGCCTTTACCTTTGAAACTTTATATCTTTGCATAATCTTTTCCTTTGTAGCAGTAGCCCTGCACTCAGGTGAGCAATATATTTGATTCTTATTATTGCTTTGAAATTGCTCATCACACAACTTACAAAATTTACTCAAGGTCTTTCCTTGGTGCTATTTTAATATCACCCTTTGGCTTTGTGCGACATACTGTTTCGAAATCACAACCCTT